ATTATACTGGCTCCGGCTATGCCGATGTCGCTCTTCAATCTGCGAACATGGCTAATCCTATGACCGTCCAACTTAACTGGGCGGGCGCCATCGGCGCTCAGCGCCAGCTTAACTGGGCTGAACCTAATCTTGTCGGTGATCTTACCGACGTCTCTGCCGTTACTATTAATGCTCTTCGTGAGTCTATTGTTCTCCAGCAAATGCTGGAGCTTGATGCTCGTGGTGGTACTCGTTATGTGGAGATTCTACTCTCTCGATTTGGTGTCGTTTCTCCTGACTTCCGTCTTCAACGTACTGAATATCTTGGGGGTCAAACTCTTGATATTAACGTCTCCCCCATTGCCCAATCTTCCTCGACCGATGCTGAAACTCCTCAAGGCAATCTCGCTGGTTTCGCTGCAGCTCGCGGTCGAGCTTCGGTTTCTCACTCATTCGTGGAACACGGGCAATTACTCGGCCTTGTATCGTTTAGGGCTGATACTACGTATCAAGAGGGTCTGTCCCGTCATCTCTCCGTCCGTACTCGCTTTGATTACTACGAACCCCTTGCCGCCAATCTCGGCGAGCAAGCTACTCTTAATAAAGAAATCTATCTCGCTGCCCCTAATGGTTCTGGCTCTACTCAAAAAAATGGCGTTCTCGGTTATGGAGAACGCTGGGCCGAGTATCGCTACAAACCTTCATATGTTACTGGTCAGTTCCTCTCCGCAGCTGCCGGTTCGCTCGACTCTTGGCACCTCGCTATTGACTTCGCTTCGCTTCCGACTATTGAGGATCTTCTTCCTGAGCAGCCGCCCATTGATCGTATTATTGCTATTCCCTCTGAGCCTCAGTTTGTCGTTGATATGTGGACTAAGTTTCGTCATGTTCGCGTTATGCCTATCTACTCTACTCCTGGTCTCACGAGGCTCTGATGTTCATTAAACCATTTGTGTTTAATCTTCTTGTTCGGCCCACTCGTTGCGAGTGGGCCGCTGCGGCTGCCGCCGCCGCCCAGGTGGGCGGCAGCCTTCTTAATTCTTCTGCTCAACGTGATGCCAATGCTCAAAACGTTGGTATGTCTCGTGAGCAAATGGAGTGGCAAGCTCTTATGTCGAACACCGCGCACCAGCGCGAGGTTCGTGATTTGAAGCTTGCTGGTCTAAACCCTATTCTCTCCGCCACTGGGGGTTCTGGTGCTTCTACTCCGTCCGGTTCCGTTGGTAAGGTTGAGGCTGTCGATATTGGTTCTTCTGCTAAGGCTGCTGCTGATGCTTACGCCCAGTTCTCGGCTCTTGATGCTCAAAATCAAAATACTATGCAAGATACCGCTCTCAAGGCTCAGCAAACTCAACTCTCTCGCACTCAGGAGGCTTCTACTGCTAAACAGGTAGAGGCTCAGTCTATTGATAATGCCTTTAAGGCTGAAAAACTCCGTACTGATATTGATAGCTCTGCTGCTGATATCAAAACTAAAAAGCAAGCCCAGGAGCTTGCTGAAAAAACTATGTCTTCTAACGTTCAACGTGCGTCTGCTGAGGCTTCTAAATCTTCTCAGCAGGCCAAGTATGATCACCTTGGCTATAAGTATCTTGAAAATACTAATCTCATGCCTTCTTCCGCTAAAAAAACGGACTCTGTCCCTATGAAAATCTTCCACGATATTAAAAATATGTTCGGTGCTGGTTATCGTAAAATTCTCTCTAAATAAGGATTGTCTATGAAAGAATCTCTTCTAACTGATCGTAAAAAAATTGATGGTGTCTGGAAATATCTTGATGGCGAGGGTAATTACACTCGCTCTCGTCCCCGTGTTCTTCTTGTTCCGGTCGAGCGCCCCGAAGGTGTCGCTCGCACTCGCGCTAAACAAGAGTTCGCCACGGAGGTCAACATAAATTACATCCGTAAGCGTATGCTGAAGGGTATTGTTCCTCCTGGCTTCGATCCAAATCGCGCTATGACTTTCCGCGATACTACTTCTGATCTTTCTTTCATGGATGCCTTTGATGTTGTTCAAAAAGGCCGTGAGGCCTTTGAAACTCTCCCTATTGGTCTTCGTCGTGAGCTCGATCATGATCCCCGTAATATTGGTTCTGCTACTCGGGATCAATTCGAGCGTTATGGTCTTCTTAAAGCCAAGGAAGACACCACAGCTGGTACTCCAGGTGTGAGGTCGACCGCGGCAAGCGAGGGGGGATCGGGGGGAGAATCTCCCCCCTCTAAAGCGCCTCCTGGCGCTACTTCTGGTTCTCCGGCCGTAGACGGTAAAAAATAAAGGCCTGATTTAAGCCACTCTGGATAGCCGCCAAGGCACGAAAAGCGTAGCGCTAACGTGCCAAGGCGGCTTTCCTATTGGCGTTGATCCTGGCCTGATTATGACCGTCTGGGCCGGGTCCAGGGTGTCCCTGGTGGATGAGGCAACGCCGAATACATATCCCCCTCTTAGCAGTGGGGAGCCCGAGGGGCCGCGCAGCAAGCCCCTCGGTAACAGTTCACCCCTTGTTGTAACTGTTCCAAGTGACACCATCGGTGGCACTTTAAAAAAGGTGTCCTTTTTTTCTTGATTTTTTTGGGTCCTCTTCCGACACTTATTTTATGAAACGTAAAATGATGTCTCGTCGTTCTAATAAGCGTAATTTCAAGCGTGGTGCTCGTATGCATCCTAAGAACGTTCGGCGCTCTGTCGCTCGTGGTGGCATTTCTCTCTAGTGGGGGTCCGCAGGTCCGTAGGAAACCCCCCTGATGCCCTGTTATAAGCCTCTTAAGGCTACTGTCTGGAAAGGCGCTAAGAAAAACGGTAAATCATCCGTTTCTTTTAGCCTTTCTCATTTCGGGCGTCCTAATGGTGGGACGCCTACTCCTATTCCATGCGGTCAATGCATTGGTTGTCGTCTTGAACGCTCCCGCCAGTGGGCCGTTCGGCTCGTCAAAGAGCTTCGACTTCATGACCGCTCTTCTTTTCTTACTCTTACCTATTCCGATGAACATATTCCTCGTCTTCCTAATGGGAAACCTACTCTCGTCCTGGAGGACGTTCAGTTATTCCTGAAAAGGCTACGTCGTCATTTTGAGCCTCACCCTCTCCGCTTTTTCCAATGCGGTGAATACGGTGATCGCACTCGTCGTCCCCATCATCACATGATCCTCTTCGGTGAGGATTTTTGTAAAGATCGCGTTAAAATTTCTGATTCTGCTTCTGGTTATCCTCAATATGAGTCTCCTCTTCTTACCCATCTCTGGGGCAAAGGTTTTTGTACTATTTCTGAGGTCTCTTTCGAGTCTGCTGCCTATGTTGCTCGTTACTCTCTTAAAAAGGTCACGGGTAAAGGTGCAAACTTTTTTTATTTAGGTGCTAAACCTGAATTTGTTACTATGTCTCGTCGTCCCGGCATTGGTTCCGGTTACTTTGATGAGTTCAAAGACGATATCTATCCTTCCGACGAGGTTATTCCTTCTCTTGGCCGTCCTGGCTCTCTCCCTCCTAAGTTTTTCGATAAGCTCTTGGAAAAGAGCGATCCTGAATTATTTCAGCTGGTTAAAAAAAAACGAAGTGAGGGGCTTGACTTTTACTCCGATCCAAACTCTACTGACACGCGACTTGAAGCCCGCGAACGGGTTAAAGCGTCTGTAATTAAAAATAATTTACGTCGGAGTTAATATGAAATTGTTCTCTCTTCATGATCTTAAGGCTCGTACCTTCGCTCGTCCCTTCGCTGAGGAGTCTACTGCTTCTGCTATGCGTTCCTTCTCTGTTCTTGCTAATGATCCTAAAGCCGGTCTTGTTAATCAGTTCCCTGATGACTATGCTCTTTTCGAAATTGGTACTTTCGATAAGGAAACCGGCATTCTCCAGTCTTATATTACTAATCTTGGTTCTGCTCGCACGGTTCTTCGTCAATCTGGTGATTTGCAATGAGTGCTTGTTCTAATATTATTTCTACTATAAATTCTAAGGGTCATCCTATTCGGCTTGCTTGTGGTGTTTGTGATGGCTGTAGGCAAATGAAACTTGATCTTTGGAAAAAACATAAGAAAAAATCTAAATAAAGGATGTTTATGGGTGGTTTTCGCGTTAACTCGGCTGGTCGTGTTCAACAAGGTCACTTTGCTAAAGTCCCTATGTCTCTTGGTGCTCCGCGATCTGCATTCGATCGCTCGTTCTCGCATAAAACTACTATGGATGCTGGCTATATCTATCCCGTCCTTTGGGAGCCTATTCTTCCGGGCGACACGATTAATCTTGCGATGAACGTGATCGCCCGTCTCGCTACTCCTATCTTTCCATATATGGACAACGTCTATATGGATATTCATTATTTCTTCTGTCCTAATCGTCTTGTCATGAGCAATTGGGAAAAACTCCAAGGTGCTCAAGATGATCCTGATGATTCTACTGACTATGACGTCCCTGCTCTTTCTGCTACTACTCATGCCGCCGGTACCTCAATCGATTCTATTTATACTTATCTCATGGGTGTTGTTCTCCCCGCTGGTATGGATCAGGCTGATATGCCCATTGCTCTCCCGTTTAGGGCCTATTACCGCATCTGGAATGAGTGGTACCGCAATCAAAATTGGCAGGACTCTCTTGTCTATCCTCTTACTGACTCCGCTGATACCACCGCTTATGCTCTTCAGCTTCGTAATCGACGTATGGATTATTTCACGTCACTTCTTCCTTCGCCTCAAAAGGGCGATGCTGTCGATATCCCTCTAACTGGTCATGTTCCTATTGTTCCCGACGGTACTAACGTCGGTCCTACTTTCAATTATACTGGCTCCGGCTATGCCGATGTCGCTCTTCAATCTGCGAACATGGCTAATCCTATGACCGTCCAACTTAAC